CTACTCCGTGATACAAAAGCATTCCATTGTAGGGTGTATTCGGCGACAGAAATTGCGAGACAAATCGCTGCGTAGGAGTATACTCAAATTCCTGCGTTTTGCAAGAATCTTCTTGAAGATCCCTATTCGTCAGTTTCGACTGAAGGCTCTCCCGAATCTCCCTCTTGCGGAGCAACTTCGTAAGAAACTGGGTGTCTGCGATATCCGGATATAAACCTCCCTCGTCCTCGCGATCCGTTATTGCCTGCGGAGCTACTACTGCCCCCGCTGCCACTGCCGGCGGCTCCTGAGGCTGAAGGCCCTGTAGTCTCCTGATGGTGGCCGCCTTCTTGTCCGCCGCGTACGTCTGAAATTCTGCGATGAGTTTGTCTCTCTCCGAAAAATCGTCTTGATCTTTCCATTCTTCCACAAACTGATCCACATTTCTGGTTCTGGCTTCTAAAGACATAGAGGTCCTGCTGTTCTCTTCCTGTATTTTGATTTTGTTCAGAAGTTCTTGTCGCGGAACTGTGTACAATAGAACCACTTAGATCTTGAATTGGATACATAGGCATACCAATGAGTTCTTCACGATAAATTGGAGTGAAATTTCGAAAGAGTGTTGCAAGCTGAATTAGAATGCCTCGTTTCTCAAGATTATCAGGTCTCAACAAAAGAAGAGCGTCATCCATTGATTTCCACGCAAGAGAACCAATTTCTTTTACCATTTCATTATTCAAAGCATCAAATGAAATAGTACGACCTCCGATATACTGGGCTATGTAGTATGTATGACGATAGTGAACATCATTGGATCCATAAAATGTTTCCACGAATGGAGCAATATTCATTACTTTCCACAATTCATCTTCAAGAATACTTGTTTCTTCTTTGAGTTCACGATATGCACATTGGATATCGGTTTCATAGGGGTCGCGACGACCTTTAGGAAACCCCCACTCAGGTGTTTCGTAGACAACAGGCTCTTGCCGGAGAAGATCAGCAAGTGTATAGGATTCACCCTTATTTGTCTCGACACCCTTGCGTATATCTGATAATTTTTGCTTTGAGATTTGCCTATCGTGTGCATATCGCTGACTTGACTCTGCATCAGATCCCCACAGATTTTGCCAAATCGTATCAAAGTCATCGTTGAGAAGGCTTTCACGTTCCTTTTTCGTCGTTCCGCGAAGTTGTTTACGAATATAGTCAGGGTCATTTATCTTGTATTTTCCGCGAAGGATATCCATAAAACCAAGACTATCTTTACGCTGTATCATAAGGACTTGAGGTTCCACATTTTGCAGACCAGTAGGGCTTCGTGTAGGTGCACAAAATTCTCGTGTAGGCGACCATTCTTGAGACCGTCCTACAAACCGAAAGACAAGAACACCGTACGACGAGACAGGTTCTATACATTGACGAAACCCGTGTCCGGATGTTCCACAATTTGAACATGTAGAACTGTGTGTAGGTGAAAATTCATTTGTTGATGTTTGTTGTAATGACATTTTAGAATGTCGTCTTACTTGGTAGTAGCGTAAATGGCTATAAGTGGGCTTATAAGACGCGGTTCATATAGCAAATCATTTTTCTGACTTGTTTGACAGATAGAATGCAGATTCCGCCTGAAGTATGGGGACCGTTCTTTTGGCATTCGATGCATATTGTTGCATTGGGATATCCTATGGAGCCGAATTACGGTGAAAAGAAGGCTGCAAAGGAGTATTTTGAATCATTACAGATGCTTATTCCGTGCCCTATCTGCAGAAATCATTATACGTCTCATTTAGCGAAAATACCCATTGGACCTTCGCTCGACTCGAGAAAGGACCTATTTCGTTGGACAATTGATTTACATAATGAGGTTAATGAGATGTTGGGTAAACGCAAGCTAACTGAAACTGAAGTGATTCAGTACTACTCCAGGCTCGGTGCAAGAGGCAGATCTCCTGTTATTACAGCCAATGACTTTATGGAGGCAGATCAGCAGGCAATCTACAAGGGTGCCTGCGCAGGTCTTGCGGTTGCAGCTGTCGTTGGAGGAGTCTTATACTTTGGTCTTCTGAATGGAAAAGATAAAGCCTAGACAGAATGGGAATCGATCCCGAGGCCCTAATGGAAGGATTACAGATACCTACTAAACCAACCCAAGAGCCAAAAGTAAAAGATGTCAAGATGGTTGTTCTGAAAGCAAAGCTTACGAATGACCAAATGAAGGCACGAGAGGGTACGTATTTCTCAGAGAAGGAGGCTGACACAATTTACGACGAAGATGTTGATGTCTGGGCTGAGAATGAAGATGCTCCTGGAGGCAAAGTTCTCGTTGCACGGTTTCGCAAAAATGTCATCCCGAAGGAACTTATTGAGAAGGCGTGGGCCAATTTCTACAATGCGGCCTCGGCCTCCAGAAATCGCGGTGCTGCTGCGGGTCCGATTGATTTGAAGAGCAAGTACTGGACCAAGAGAAAGCCGAAGAGTGTGAATAAGTGGTCTGCACAGTACGAGCAGAATGGAAAACTCAGTAAAATGCGTGTAAATAATAACGTATTCAGCAGTGTTCTAGGTTATTTTGAGCGTACTCCGTTTATGGGATTGCCGTGCCGTTTGACCTCGTATACGCAAAAGTATTTTGACGAATACAAGGAAGGAATTCCATACATTGAAGCGATTGATAACTTATTCAAGAAACTTGTTCCCGATAGGCACAAGGTTCAGCTCAAACAGGCAAATGAGAGACCTGAGTATCGCATTGGAGACACAGCCTTCTCATCGGTAACGATGAATCGCAATTTCCGTACTGCGCTTCATATGGACGATGGCGATCTGAGAGAAGGATTCGGAAATCTATCGGCGATTGAACGCGGAAAGTATCACGGCGGATTTACGTTATTTCCGAGATACAAGATCGGCTTCAATATTCGCACGGGTGATTTCTTAGCGATGGATGTTCACGAGTGGCACTGTAATACGGAAATGCGTGAAACACCTGAAGATAAGGCATACAACAATAAGCTCCCTGACATTTACTTGAATAATAAGGAAACAGGAACACAGGGTGTTGAAAAGAAGTACAGTCGATTATCCTTTGTCTGCTATCTGCGTGAGAAGCTGAAGAACTGTAATCCGAAGGACTCACTTCCTTACTACAAGAAAATTGGCTACGATCCTAAAAAGGGAACACTGACACGAAAGAAGAAAAGAAAGACAGAAAACATTGAATAATTCATTCTTAGTCGCTGCTAGAGATGGACGCATCAAGGGCCCAAAAGATTGCACAAGTTCTAAAAGATACAAAAACACTTGGAAAGGAAATTGGTAAGCCTGTAGGAGGTCCTGCAGCAGCGGCTGCGAGTCGTGCTGCGATTGAAGCAACCTCCCGGTTGCCTACAGGGACTATGGCTACAACCATAATGAAATATGTTATGTACTTTATTGCAACTCTTTTGGCAATTGGCCTCCTTGTGCTTGCCATTGACCAATGGATAACACCTGTATTTAAGAGACTTCCTTACACTTTACCCGGCATTGACAAGACACAGGTATTCTGGTCAAATTCATCTAACGTCAAAGAGATAATAGTAGGATCGCCTCCAGTAGTTGGATCATCAACAAATACTTACTGCAGTGTACTTGAAGGACAGCCTCAATACGGTATAAGCATTGATATTAAGATTGAAGATGAATTTCCTCAAGAAAGTCTTAAACAAGAAATTATAAATGATCGTATCTTTTTTATCATTGGATCTGTTGCTTCTCCTAAACTTCAGATTAGTCTGGATAATTCAATTAATACAGTGTATATAAAATCATTTTCAGGTTTATTGAGAGAAAATCCAAAGACTGTACTTATTGAAAATGTCCCTGTTCATAGTCCGTTCCGCATTGGTGTGGTTGTAAAACCAACCTATATGGAAGCTTACTTGAATGGTAAATTATACTCAACAGTTAAGTTTGCTACTAGCAATACTGCCTTAGCCTTGGTGAATCAAGATCGCGTACTTCCTCCATCAGCAATTACAATGAGTAATAAAGCGTATGGCGAAGGAATTAAGGTAATGAACTTCCGAGCGTTTGGCTATGTACCGTCAGCTGAAGAATTACTTTCAAGAATGAACGATTTAACTCCTGATTCTTCTTTTGAGTAAGTACTAAAAAATAAATCAAAATTTTATTACATTAATGAAATTTCGATTTGATGAGTCTAAATTAGCATCTACCGGTAGATGAACACGGTATATCTCGTGTTAGGGCTTGGTGTAGTCCTTCTTGTTATCTATTTAATTGTAAGATACACTTTTGGTACAGTCGCTAAAACTGAAACGAGCAGCATTCTAGTACCCATTCCTAATTCAAACAAACAATCAGTTTTATTATCTGAAAGTACACCTGTTGCTACAGCTGAGCAGTTGGATAAGTCGTGGTATGGCACATCTGGATCAACCTTGTTTTTTTTCATAAATCCAACGATTAAGGATCGCACTGCTCGAGTTGGAAATGAATATGCTACGGCAATCACTTTTGGTAATGGTGTATTAAAGTTAAATCTACTCGTTGCCCCCGATGCAAGTCGCGGCGAAGAATCTGCACCGGCTCAACTTGTGATTAAAACAAATACAGGAAGTGAAGTGGTTGAACTTTACAATATTGATCTCCAGCGGTGGACATCGGTTGCCATTGTTAAGCAGTCTGCTCGATTCAAGATTTATCTAAATGGTAAACTTACAGCGGCGTATACGTGCACAACTGGTATGCCCGAAAAGGATACAACTCAACCACTAAAGATTGGAGACTCTACTGGTCGCCTCGATGGAAGTATAACCAATATGGTCTTATACTCAGTTCCACTTTCAACACAGGATATATTCTCTCTAATTTCTCAACAGGCTGGCACAGATGGAAAACCCTATAGTGTTTCTTCAGATGCAATCGGTATAGATAGTTTGTTTTCGACAGTTCCTTGGCTTGGCATTGGGTGCCCGGGTGGACTTTGCACTGAACCTAAGAAGCCAAATCCCTATGAAACCTGGCAGACTTCATATGCTTAGATCGCTGGGCATTTTACACGCCACGCTATAATTCTTCTAACATGAATAGAATCGAATGAACTCTGCAGTCGGAGCCATGACAACAGGTCCTGGAAGAATTGTTCTGATGCTAGCTGGCATTGTTATCCTATGCGTATGCCTGTATTACTTATACAAGTACATAAATGGCGATGCTGACAAGGCCGATATGGTTGTGTATTCCAACTCGACTGGAGGTTTACCTGGACAAGCAGACAAGGCAACTGAATTTACAGTGACTCCATCATCAGGATCAGGAAAAACTGCTACTGCAGGAACAGCTCAAATACCTGCACTGTATAAGGGTGGCGAATACTCAGTGAGTATTTGGATCTATATTGCGAACTGGGGAACAAACGCGAATAAGAATAAGACATTCTTAACAATTGATGGTGGCGGTGAACAATTTAATACGCTACAGATGTACATGGGTGCGAGCACAAATAAAATGGGTATCCGTGTATCCACTCAAAGTCCGAATAGTAAAAATCGTAAGTTGTTTACGGGCACAGGCACGAATGCTAGTATACAGACAGCCCTTAATGCAGCACAATCAAGTCCTTATACCGATGGAGAACAAGATTTTATGCAAGGAGACTTACAGTCAGTTGATCTCCAGAAGTGGGTTCACGTGTGCGTGGTTCTCAGTGGTCGTCGTCTTGATGTATATATGGACGGCAAGCTCACTCGCAGTGTGGTCCTAAATTCAATGTTTGATGTAGATGGAAATGGAACAACGTATAAAATGAAGGTTGGTGGCCCCAATGGTTTCGGCGGTCTCATCGGCCAGATCAATGCTGCCAACTTTGCGTATACTCCTGATCGTGTTTGGGCTTTGTACAATAATGGACCTGAGGATACATCAATCTGGACACAGTTCCTCACTTATTTCGATCCCGGTCAGTACTCCTTCTCACTCAAGCGTAATGGTCAGGATGTCATTTCAGGAAGCACCCCTAGTTAAGACTGCAATTCAATTAAATTCTAAAAAAGACCTTAAAAAAATGTCTTTTTTACAATCCTAATGATAGTTAGAGAGTATGCAGGCCGCAAATAATGGTGCTGTAAAAACGAATAGCTTTCCCAGTACAGGTATCTCCTTTGGTGGTACTGATCCGCTATCGCAAGTAATGACTGGAGTTGCGTTAGTTGCTATTGTTTACTTTACGCTGCTTTTCGCTGAATATTTGTACAAGTCCTACCTGGGAATGTTCCGTGATCGTATTGAATTGTTCCCTGATACATATCCTTCCGGATCTCTTTCTTTTACAGCCATTCAAAATCCGGCAAGTCCTATTGCACAAACAGTGTATACTTCCGATAATCAGCGCTCCGGTGTTGAATTCAGTTATGCAATGTTTTGCTATATTCAGAGCTCTACATTTAGTGAAGGCAGTTCCTCTCTCTATCATATCTTACACAAGGGATACTCTAAGGCGTATCCTTTAATGGGACCTGGTATCTTTGTGCATGGAAATGCGAACACACTGCGTGTTTATATGAATTCTTATTCGACGTGGAATAACTTTTGTGATATTGAGAATATTCCTGTTGAGAAATGGTTTCACTTGGTTGTATCGTGCAAGGGAAATCAACTTCTTATCTACATCAATGGAAATCTCAAGACAAAGATGGCCTTGGCGGGCAATACACCGCCTTACCAGAACTACGGAGATGTAATACTGTTCAGCTCTAGAAAATTTACACTCAATTCAACGACAACTAGCTCTCTAAAGAATGATACGGATGATTCTGCTCTGTCATTATTGACAAGTCCCGGAGCTGGAAGTAATCTTGTGTTTGCTGGATCTGCGTCAGGTATGGTAAGTCGTGTATTTTACTTCTCTTATGCTCTGACCTATACCGAAATCCAGACACTGATGAATATGGGTCCTTCTCCGAAGATTGCGGGCCCGAGTATGAGCATCTCGCCCTATTTGATTGATCAATGGTGGACGAATAAGTAAGTTGTTTGCGGGATGGTCCGCTTTTCCGATTTTCGGTTCAACCCAACTGAGAATCGGAACTTTTCGATTCTCGGTTTAAATGAGAACTCATCTTGTTTCACAACAGCAAGAAGAGTTGTCATGACAGGAGGAGGTTTATATGTTTTAGTTGCCTACGGTTCTCAGAATGTACTTTTGAGTGGAAACCCTGATTTTACCTATTTTTATCTCGTTTTGAAAAAATACAGTCATTTTGCCTTTGAATCTGCTACCCTTCAAGTGGATGGCCCTGGAGAATTACTGTGGGATGCACCTATCAAGATTCAAGTAAAGATTCAACGAATTGCGGATCTTCTCTCCGACTTGTATCTAACATTTACACTTCCGGATATTTACAGCAAGTTTATAAATCCAAGCGTCCGTCCTAGTCAGTACGAGTTCAGGTGGAATCGCTATATTGGTGCTCATATTATACAGGATGCAACCTTTCTCATAGGTGGAACAGAAATACAAGAATTTGATAGCGACTATCTGATTGCAACTGCACAAACGGATCAAGATGAAACTCAATACAATAAGTGGCAGGAGCTTATCGGTGATATTCCAGAACTAAATGATCCAGCAAATGGTGTTTACTCCGGCGTGACTACAAACTCAGTCGTCCGTTCTCTGAGGCTTTATCCGACTGTTGCACAGAACAATGAATCAGGTATCACAGTACAGACAAATGCACCGTCGATTCCAGGGCAGCAGATCACTGTACCACTCTCCTTCTGGTTTACACAGAATCCAAGTTTAGCCTTACCTCTCGTTGCACTTCAGTATCACGAATGCTATCTCCAGCTAACACTCAGACCTGTACAAGATTTATTTACAATCTTGGATCCGTCTGGATATCGTGTTCGTCCTGGATATCGCGTACTTTCATCTACGCAGCAGATTCAGACAGGTAATTTTACCTATGTTACAACTACCACACCTGAAAATTACCTGAATAACTATTTGGTTGATTTTGGATACACAACACCATCTCTCAGTACTTGGCCCCTAAATGCCTATGTTCAGGCAACCTACGTATATCTGACGGATGAAGAACGAAATACCTTTGCTAGTCAAACATTAACGTATCCAGTTCGACAAGTCACACGCTATGCCTTTCCACAAATCACAAGCCGGCAGAATCTGAATCTGTATACTCACAATCCAGTTCCTCGTTTATTGATTCTGCCTCGGCGTAGCGATATGATTCTAAATCTGAATACGTGGACCAACTTTACAAATTGGTTTTCACAGACTGCTGCACCTTATACAGCAATTGGTACTGTTTACAGTACTGGCTTAGCTGGTCTAGGTAATTCTGGTCTTTTGATTGCAGGATCCCAGAAGGATATTATTCGCCAGTTGCGTGTTTTATGCGATGGAAATGAAATTCAGGAAGTTAAGCCAACTCAGTATTTTCACGAGTTATCCTCTTGGAGATACGCCACGGGAGTATTTCCGAATGGATTAGTTATCTACAGTTTTGCGTTAGATACATCCAGATGGATGAAGCCGAGTGGATCATTGAATACCAGTCGTGTCAAGAATTTTCAAATTGATCTGGATCCTTGGCCTCAGGCTGCTGGAACAAATTATACATTTGATTTTCTGATTTATGTTGAAAGTCTGAACTTCTTGGTTATTGAAGGAGGTATGGGTGGAGTCAAATATGCGACTTAATCCTTCTTCTTTTTACGTGTCGTATTTTTTGCTTTTTCAGATTCTAGATTCGGATTTTTGAGTCGTATTTCAGGCATTTTAGATTTTCTGGTGGGGTTTTCTTTTATCCAACCAGGCCATCGCTTCATCATCGCTTTAATCGTTTTATGCTCTCGTTTAAAACGATTGCCAAACTGTAGTCCACCAGGAGTCTTGTAAACGGCAGTCTTTGGTGCAACAAAATTAAGACGGACAACAGCGCCATCTTTAATAAAAAACTGTAATGTTCTTTGATAATCTTCCTTTTCCCCCTGACCGATATCAATACGCACTTCCTTACCTGGATTAAAGCAACCCCAGAAAGGACCTACACAAAATTTAAGATCTGTGGTTACCGTTGGCTTCATAAAGAATCCATTTGCACTCGGATAGACGCCCCAGAAGCGACAGTTAGCCTTTTTGCATTCTTTGAATCCGCGCTCAATAATGCCTTTTAGACTTTTGAGTTTTCGCTCGTGTCTTTTTTGACTTGCATCGTATTCGATAAATCCAGATACATCATCATCTAGAGATACAAGTGGAGTACCCTTTGGAAAGTGATCAAAGATCCAATTACGAACTTGAGGAAGCCCAGGAACGCCCACTAGAATTTCCTTATATGTTTTGGGATCAAGGACTGCTTCATATTCCTTCTTCTGCTCCTTATCTGCAACAACAACGTAGATATTCTCCTTTGGGATACGGTATTCATGTAAAACGGCCAAAGTCTTATCACGGCACCCCTCTGCTCTTTTATACGATGGTATTACAACAGTGTAGTCTGCGGACATCTACTCTTAGCTTTTATTTGGAAGAAAGAATAGATGAGTTTGCTCACAAGCCTTAGTAATAAAATTTCTTATATGGTAAATACTGCGGTATCAGATCCAAAAGCCGATGCCTATGCTAAAGAAAAGGCTAAACAGGCAGAGCAAGATGCTCGCGTTGCAAAAAATCAGGAAAAAAGCGCTGCAGATGCCGCAGCAAAAGCTAAGGCCGAACAAGATGCTAAAGATGAGGCAGCAAAACTTTCCGCCCGGAGTAAAGCAAGCATATCAGGATTTCTTGCACAATCTTCTAAAGGAATTCTGACAGCATTTATTGTTATAACATGTATCGCAGTTGCGCTTTATGGCGGGCATATTGCAGCAAATCAAGATATTGGATACTCGCCTGCAGGTCGTCTTGTTTCATTTATGTATGGATGTATTCTGTCGCCGATTTTAATTATTAAGTACATCTTGAATCTGTATTACTTTAACATACCAGTACCAATGTGGGGATTTTTGCCGCTTAGTACCTATGTTCCCAATGGAGATTTGGAGACCTTTTTCTTGTCTCCCTTTTGCTACAAGGAAGATCAGGGTAGCATTGACGCACGAGCAAAAGTTGCACAAAGCTATCTAGAAGCCTTTCAGAGAACTGCGCCTTTAGCTCAACCTCCTAAAGTCACAGACAAATAACCAGTGGTCTAAGAATGACTCGTATTCTATCTACAGAAATGTCCTTGCCTCTTGTGAGCATTGTTACACCAACCTATAATCGCAGACGCTTCATTCCAACTCTGATTCGTATGATTGAAACTCAGACCTATCCGAGAGATCGTATGGAATGGATCGTGTACGATGACGGCCAAGAGCCTGTCGGTGATCTGATTGACGAAGCCCAGCACCGGCTACCACTAACAATTTACATTCGCAGCGAGGAGAAACAGACACTAGGTGAAAAAAGAAACCGTCTGAACCGCGAGGCCAAGGGGGAGATACTTGTTGCCTTCGATGATGATGATTTTTATTTTCCAGATCGAGTTTCTGCTGCAGTTGCTGCACTACGTTCAAAACCATCTGTAGATCTGGCTGGATCCTCAGAAATATTTATGTATTTTACAGATACTAAGGAAATCTTCAAGATTGGGCCATATGGTCCGACACACGCCACAAATGGCACGATGGCTTGGCGCAAACGATATGCTACAAAGCATACGTACGACGAGGCCGTTGCCTTTGCAGAAGAAAAGTCGTTCTTGGAATCTTATAAAAATCAGCTCATCCAATTGAATCCGATGAGTGTAATGCTTGTGATGAGCCATAGCGACAATACATTTGATAAGTCTATTCTGAGGGCGGCAGAGAATCCATTGATTAAAAGGACAACCCTTACATTAAAGAATTTTATAAAGGACCCTGAAGTCTTTAACTTCTTTTCTTCTCTCTGAGGTCTAAACACGAAAAAGACCCAAGAATTAGAAGTGTTTGCGCAATGCCACAAGATGAATCGGTTGCAATGATGTTAGATGTGTATCAACAACCATTAACATATTCATTGACGAGCGAATCATCAGTAGCGAGTCAATCGGCAGAAATTAAAGTACCTCTTCATCCTCACCAGCTTGCAATGATTTCTGCGATGGAAGAGAAAGAATATGCCTGTATTAATGGATTTCGCATTGGGGGTGAGCAGCATTTTAGTCAATTTGCGATTTTAGGCGATAAAGTTGGATCAGGTAAGACTCTGATGATGCTTGGATATATAGCCCATATGAAAGCAAAAGCACAGCAAGCAGCCAAAGTCTATTCTCGTATTCACATCTTGTCAAAATCTATGTTCTGGAGCCATAAGCCTGTTTCAACTACAGATTGCTCAGGTGCAACTCTTATTATTGTTCCGCATACTCTTTTCCATCAATGGAAACAAACCATAACAAAGCAAACAGGTCTATCCTTTGTAGAAGTTCGCACGACAAAAGCCTTAGAAAAGCCCGATTTTATCGCGAATGCAAAGACGCGTGATATAACGTTAATGTCAAATACGATTATTAAACACTTTATGGAAAAGCGAGTGCACGAAACGATGCAGTGGTCTCGCGTTGTCTTTGATGAAATTGATAATGTACAATTTACTTCGACGACAGCGATGCCAAAGGCGAATTTTTACTGGGGTATGACGGCAACGTGGTCAAATCTGCTGTTTCACGGGCTCTATATGTACATGTCTGAGACTTTTCTGAATCGTCAGATTTCAAATGGAATTCATCCTGAACTTGCGATTCTTTTACAGCAGGATCAGGCAACAAATGGCCATAATTACTATGCGCGGTATGATATTAAAAGTCATAACTTCTTTTCGCCATTTCTAACAAAACATCCTTCACGAGGCTATCTAGTGTTGCGTTCTTCGAATGCATTTATGGAGCAGAGTTGGAGAACACCGCCTATATTTGAACAGAGAATTCTCTGCGAGTCGACCATTGTTCATCGTCTTGTATCGAACTTTGTTAGCCCCGAAATTCAGGAACTTCTGCACGCGGGTGATGTACAGTCTGCACTTCAGCGTCTAGGAGCAACTGCAGAAAATCAGAGCTCATTGATTGCAGCAGTCTGTGCTTCACGTGAGAGTGATCTCGAGCGTCTAGAAAAGACGCTGGCATTCAAGGAAACAATGTCTTACAGTACACCTCAACTCAAGGAGGCTGCAATCTCATCACTGCAGACCCGAATTGCATCACTCAAGGAACAGATCTCAAATCTGAAGGAGCGCATCACGAATGCAAAGAATGAGATCTGCGCTATCTGTTATGATGAGCCAAAGACGCCGACATTTGTCAAGTGTTGTTCACGCATCTTTTGCGGTGTCTGTATTGTTGCGTGCTTGCAGAGAAAGGCGAACTGTCCCTTGTGCCGTGCTGACTTGGATTATACGAAACTTTGTAGCATAGAAATTGGCGAGACAAAGACTAAATCGAATGCAAAGGCTGCACCGATTGTTCCGAAGCTTCTTAAAAAGAAGGATGCACTGCTCAAGTGTATAACAGATTCGAGCGGTGGCCGATTTCTAGTCTTCAATAGATATGACAATCCGTTTAATGAGATTGAGGGAACACTCATTGAGCGTGGCTATCGCGTTGCAACCGTACGTGGCAATAAAGATCACGTGTCGAATGTTCTGAGCCAGTTTGAGAAGGGTGACGTCAAGATTTTACTGATGAACTCAACTACTGCGGGTGTAGGAATGGATTTGAAGTCTGCGACTCACGTGGTTCTAATGCACGCGATGCGAAAGGAAGAGGAGCGTCAGATTGTCGGTCGTGCTATGCGCCTAGGGCGAACAGCACCACTGAATTTAATACGTTTATTGCACGAGGAAGAGAGCCAGGTGATTATCTAGAATTCACGCTTGGCAATCGTTTTGATATGCTTCATTTTCTTTGCCATCTTTTCAAAAGATCCCTGTCGTACGTGATTTACAGGATCCCAGACACCGTAAAATACACTATATGCATTTTCCCATTCCTTGTCTGTATGGAGATCAGGAAATTCACAACGGGGAATGTATTTTCGGTCAAGCATAAAATAGACATTTTTTGAGCCCCGCAAAATCGGATAGGGAACATCATTATTTCCAATAAGCGAAAAATACTTTTCGACCTCATCTTCCATATCAAATTCGTAAATCGAATCGCCTATGTAGACATATCGTCTACGTGCAATCTGAAGAAGAATCGAATTTCCAATAAACAATTTAGCCTGGGATTTGGTGTGATCTGCGTGGGGCGGCCCTGAACTCTTTCCAATCCAGATGTTATCGATCTGATAGACCTTAACTTCTTTATTGTATTCATATTTATCTTTAGTCTCAATATACTTTCCTTTTACAATGGATACCATGTTGCCATCAACGGATACTTCAAAGGGTCTAGCAAAATTATCGTGAATCTGGTATTTCTTTACCATTCTACTCTACTTGTAGGAACAAAGCTGCTTAGGAATACTCATTGAATCAATCTTGCGCGCTTGACTCGTTGATAGTTTAATTCCAGCATTTGCAGCTGTAGTCTGAGTTAGTAATTCAGGAATTTCTTCAATCATACAACCTTTCTCATCAGAAAACTGAATCATCTGTTTCCAGGTATTGTACATGGATGATTGGCGAGTGAGAACTTGAGTGAATTGAAGTTGTGCAGGACTGGGAACTGTATCAACAGGATATTCAGATAGAAATCCATTTGTAATCTTAAGTTTTAGCTGAAAACTCGGTCGTAGAAGATTCCAATTCTGATAGAAAAAGGCCCAGTAGTCTGCCTTGTCGCTCAGATCGAATAACGTCAGAAATTCCTTGTAGTGAGTCCACGCTTCTGGAACTGACGCTAGACGCTTATGAATATTTTCGTGAACACACAGACCTGACAGATTTCCTAGATTGTTCTCTACTTCAGGAATAATGAGTGGATCCCAGAAGTCATAGAGACACGAATGACTAAATTTCAGAATATCTGTACTGGGTTCTTCCGTCTCACCTTCTTCCATTGTAAGTTCAGGCGGTTCTCCACCAGATCCCTGCTGTAAGTTAATACTTGCCGAGTCGCAGCCTTGAATAGATCTTAAGATAACACGTAAATCTGCAGATGCAAGTACTTCAGGGCGAATCTGAACTCCCAACCATTTCTGAACACTACTTGAAGGAAATTCCATCGGTACGTAAGTACTCAGACGAACAATATGTTGATAGGCGCGACCCTTGATTTCATTACAGATGAGAAGAAGTGGATGAGTCGTCTGACCAGCCTTCCAGCCACGCATATAGTCAAGGAGTTCACTCAAGCCACCTTTTTCACCGAGACTTAGACCATCAATCTCATCGAGTAAAACTGCCAACTTGTGCTTATTGCTCGTCGGAGACATTGCTTCTAAGACTGACTTTTGAGTGAGTAAAGGAATAATCTGTTTCTTGAATGCCTGTCCACTACGTGTGTGGCTTGCATTCAGTTCAACGATACGATAGCCATTCTCTTTCAGGATTTCTCGAGCAAGGGTCGTTTTACCGACTCCTGGAGGTCCTACAAGCAAAAAGGCGGCTGTATCTGGTGTTTTTAACCATCGTCTGAGTAAATCTTCGACACTCGGATGAAGGTGTGCATAGGACATTGATTCTTTAACGGAATTCTTTAATTGTGTTTAGACCGCATTATCGTAAGACAGTATCTATGGAGTGCATTTGTTGGCCTTAGTAAATTCCTTTGTAGCCTGGAAACGATTGAGAACAATGCAGGTATCTCCATCGTAGATACCTTCCCAGGTTAGGCCACCATTAGAGCAAGCATTACAAATTTCTTGAAGTCTTCCTGTATCACCTGCTCTGATAGCTGTATTCACAGTTGTTGATGTAAAAGGTCCTGGAGCCTGAGATCCACCAAAATATTGAACTGTTGTCTTAGTTGACTTTGCAAAACCACCCACTTTGCTAGATACCCCTAAATAATCAACACATCCAGTACCATTGTGGGTTAGATAATCCGGACACGTATTTATTGTCGGGGGCCATACATTAGATTTTGCAGGAATATTTCCAAACCATCTCATTCCGAAGAAAACCATAACAAGACTTGCGCCAACTGCGTAAATAATTGTTTTACCGAGAGTTGCAGAGGAGTACAGAGAATATGAGCCTCCTGCAACAACTACAATCGAAAAGAGTATATAGAATACATACCAGTAGTTAACTGTATTTAGATTTACTCCTAGGATGACAATGTCTCCGCTAGCAGCGGTTTTGGAGCTCTGAGCATTACCCATTCTATCTATCGTGAGTATTCATTTTTAACTCTAGAATGATTTAGTGTCGGGTAGATCAATTGAAATGAGACTTGATTTATAATTTTATTCAGTAATACTGATTAAAATTATGTTTTTAACTTACTTGCAGCAGGGTTGCTTGTTTATTGTTTAATAGAGGGTGGGGTAGTACGCGACCTGAGCAGGGCCAGTTCCGCCAGGGAATGTATCCGTGATACCAGCACTCTGGAGCTCGATGTAGCCGGTGAGGTAGTCCGTATTGGCGTTGGCGCCAGGGGCCGCACCGCCAACGCCGAACGTGGAGACGGTAGGGACGAGGAGCTGGATCTTGCGGAAAACGCGGCCAGAGGAGACAACCGTCTTGCCGTTATCACGGAGGACACCGCCCGCACCGATCGTGGAGATAGTGGAGGTGTATCTGGAGGGAGCAGTGCCGCCAGCAGCCCAGGGAGCAAGGGCAAAGCTGCCGTTGAGGTAAGAGCCACCCGCACCTGTGCCAGGTGTGTAGGCGAGAATCTTCGCAGAGATGTCGGCGAGAGGGATAAAATAACCGCGGGCCTGGTTGCGTAGACTACGATCACTGAGAGGAGATGACATTTGTTATACCTCCGGCCTAGAAAATAATTTTGATCTTTTAAAAAGTTATCGTTTTTTTGCCGTAGGGAAACTAACCTCCAAACAGAATGGACCTCCAGGACTTCCAAAATCAAAACTCAATGGTTCTACCGAATACGAATCCGCTACCGGAAAACGGAATGAATGGACGTGTGAATCTAACACCATCGGCTTCAGCCGGTGGATCTGCCGCAGTTCCTGGCTTCACGTATAGAACCTCCGTAGAAGACTCTTTTGCCGCAGATGCTCTTCGTGGAAATTGGGAAGTGACACCGCTTGCATCTGCTTTTTTCAGTAGGTCAAATGTCATTGTAATCCAGAATCTGATTCGGAAGCAAGTCTATGACAAGTCTGGACCGAAAAAATATGTTATTGATGACCAGTCCGTAGATGAACTTACAATCATTATGCGAACAATGTATTTGCAGTACGCGCAGAACTTGCCGTACGGTGTTGCAGATCAGATTCATTCATTGAATACTCTCGTTGCCAATTGGTCAGTTCCGCACATTATGTCAGCTGTCGATCACTATAATTATTATTTGAATGACATCAGTCATATGCCGGTGCCTTTAGCGCGCTCCGTAAGCCTCAGTTCTGCTGGAACAAAGTCGCTTCCTCTCAATCCTTTTGTCTAATTGGCCTTAACCTTGAGAACACGCTTTGCCTCCGACTTCTTGAGGGGTGCCCCGGACGCAGCAGCCTCGCGTGCAGCCTGCAAGGCTACCCAAGACTTCTCAAACTGCTCCAAGTCGCGTAGCCAGAGAGTTGTTGCTGTAGTTCCCTTGAGCGTCTCAAGTGCAGCCTGTGCAGCCTCCACGTGCTTTCTTGCCTCCTCCACGGCCGAAGACTTTACCCGGTCCATCCGCATCCGTAGTAGATACTCATACGAATCCACTGAATCTGGATCCGTAAGATCATCAAGTGCCGGTAGATTCTCAGCCTTCAGTGCCTCAACAATCTCCTCATCCGAGCGACGCCGTAGATCCATACGGTCCTCAAGCAACGCTAGCAAGAATCGAGCTTTCGCATCAAACTCGATCAGTTCCCGTTCAAGACGTCCGATTTCTAGAGTCTTACGAGTCTCATAGCCGGTGAGGCGTGTCTGATAGTACTCCTCCATCATATCACCCACCGTTCCGTAGCGCTTGATCTTCATCTCGTTGTTGAAGCAGACCATATTGGTCGTGTGCCACGTTGAGCTGAGCTGTAGCATCTTCTCAGCAGCAGCCGGATCAGATCGCATTTCAAAGTACACATCTGTTTCGAAGTAGAGGATAAACTTGACCTCCACATCATTGTACAGGTCATCGAATGACTTAAGAATTGGCTTCGTACCCTTGGCCTCATCACCCGTACAGAGAGTATCGAGATAGCCCTTATAGTCCTTTGTCCACGTTCCGACAGGAAGTTCTGTCACCGTAATCGTATACTTGCTATCATCCCACGTCGCCTTACCCTTCGTTGTCCAGCTTGTCTCCGTAGGCCGATTGATAGTTCCCTTGAATCCGTACCACCACGGCTGCAGAACTAGTCCTGCAAGGGTTGAGCGGCTCAGATTCAGACGATCCCGCAACAGAGCAATAACATCACTGGGATTATGCGGAGGGATATTTGCACTAAAGCCGGTGCCGATACCGACTGCACCATTGATGACGAGCAGAGGAACCACAGGCTGGTAATATTCTGGCTCTACGATCTGGCCGTCATCATCAATATACTTGAGAATGCTTGCATCCTCCTTGCGAAACAGAGCATCTACGATTGGCTCCATCTGCGTGTGAATATACCTCGGCTGAGCTGCATCCTGACCACCCATCAGTCGCGATCCAAACTGCCCAATCGGCATTAGCAGATTGATATTGTTGCTACCAACAAAGTTCTGAGCCATTCCCGTTATGGTCGAATTGAGAGACGCTTCACCGTGGTGATAGGCAGCGTGCTCGGAAACGTAGCCTGCAAGCTGGGCTACCTTAATTTCTGACTTGAGGTTGCGCTTCAGGCAACAGAAGAGAATCTTGCGCTGGGACGGCTTGAGACCATCCATCACGTGCGGAAGTGATCTGAGATTGTCAGCATTGCTGAAATGAATGAGCTCATCATTGATGAAGCGGCTGTAGGGAATGGACCCACCCTTGCTTACAGACAGCATACGACGCGGATCAAATGTATTGAGCCACTCCTTACGGTCATCTGCACGCTTCTTTGAGAAGGCCAGGCAGAGCGACTCATCACTGTCCTGATCCCATAGATACTTCATATCGAATAGATTCTTGAACCACTCACGAGCCTCTTGAGGGGTGCTCGTGCCCAATCCCTTGTAGTACTTGATCGTCCAGCCCTTCAGAGCATCATCGCCCTTGGTTGCCTTCTCAGCTTCGCGCCAGGCCTCAAACTCAGACTGGCTGTAGAATGAACGGACATCATTGCGCTTAGTCATCTTGAGCAGTGGAGTCGCAAGGCAACAGAGGAAATCACGCTTCAACAATGAGAGCCAGAAGGTATGGAAGAAGTTCATTAGCAGACCCTTAATATGGCTGCCATCGTGATCCTGATCAGTCATAATCATAACACGTCCGTACCTGAGTGTCTTGATGTCAGTGTAAACCTTGCCTTGCTCCAGGCCCAGAATCTTCTTGATCGCAGTCAGTTCCTCATTCTTGTTGAACTTGTCCTGACTAATGTCTTTTACGTTGAGCATCTTACCTCGAAGAGGAAAGACACCCCACTTTTCACGCCCGACAACTGCAAGACCTGCAATTGCAGACGCTGCAGCTGAGTCTCCCTCAGTAAGAATGAGTGTACACTCATTGCTCTTGGCTGTGCCGGCCCATAGCGCATCCTCCAGCTTAGGAAGACCGCGCAGGGTCTTGCGCTTCGTACCATCCGTCTTCTTTGCATCCTTTGCGGCCTTGGCGTCTAGAATTGCTTGAGCCTCCTCGAGTAAGCCAATCTTGATGAGTGAATCGGCTAGCTTGTCTGACTTGAAGACGGAGCCGAACTTGGCGGCAGGCGTCGTCAGTGTTTCCTTCGTCTGGCTGTCAAATGAAGGATTTACGATTGTAGAGTTGATGAAGAAGACAACAGTATCCTTCAGCTGACTCGGCTTGATGTCAATGCGCTTCTTCTTTGCTGCATCAGAGAAGTTTCCGAGGACGACACGAAGTACTGTCTCAACGTGCTTTCCACCCTTTCGTGTATTGATGCCGTTGACAAATGAGATATGCCTGTCATCAGGTGAGTCATCCTCAGCAAAGAGATTCTTTGCGAGTACTGCACCAATCTCCCAGCGATCTCCGCAGCGCTCATAGGCGTGGCTGCTTCCATCACGGACAAAGAGATTAATAAACTTTTCAAAGGTGTTTGTGGGTACGACAGTCCCTTGCCAGCTGATCTTAACATCTTTACCGGCCATTGCAGCCAGTTCAATTGCCCTAGTGTGCAGAACTTTTTCCATAGCAGCAAGATCTAGACCAGGAAAGCGGCTTACGTCAGGCTCGTAGGAAATCTTAACAAACCCCTTGGCAGATTTATCCTTTACGATCGACGGCTTTCCGCAGACTGCCATATGATCAGTCCACGTCTGCGTATACTTCTGACCTGACGCGGGATTGCGAGTAGACAATGTGAATCGGTTGCTAAAGATGTTCGTCAGCTTCGCGCCATAACCGTTCTTACCACCAACGATCTTCTCTTCCGTCTTATCATAATTGCCACTTGTCAGGAGGTGCCCAAAGATAAGCTCAGGTGCGTAGACCTTGTGTTCCTGGTGAATGGCGATGGGAATGCCATCACCGTCATTTTCAACCTCGATGAGAACTGCACCGGCTGCTGTACGCCCTACAGTGATTTCAATGTGCTTGATCGGTTGTGCTCCTGTCGCAGTCTGCGAGCGAACAAGCGCATCCCGAGCATTTACAATGATCTCATCAAAGATCTTGTAGTATCCAGGATTGAATGCAACCTTCTGGTGCATCATCTTGTTTGTCTCTGCGTTATAGACCCACCGCACCTCCTCGTGTGTCTCTGTTGAACCGACATAGGTATCAGGGAGTTCGAGGATATGCTCACGGTGCGTGTGCTTCTTATATTGGTCTGCCATACCAGTCCAAGGGGGGAGTTCACGGGTCAATTTTTGGATTACCTTTTTTATTCAGAACTCTTTTTCATTGTATAACAATAGAATGAAACAGACTAGAAGCAAGAAAAGAACTCAGCGTAAATCTAGACGCCATATGCGTAAATACGCAGGAGGTGGGCTACCGACTGGTGCGGGATTTCCTTTATCCTATACGACTCCTTCATACAAGGAGCCCTCGGCATCTGCAGGTAGCAACCTCCAGATTTCAGAGCCCGGCTTGGCACGTCCTGTCTTGAATCCCACGAGCGCAGTTCTTCGAGGTGGACGCAGAAGAAAGACACAGAGGAAACAGAGAAATCGTAAGAATCTAAAGGTAGGTGGTTTTTATCCGAGTGTAATGGGCTCGTTTTTACAAAATGCAGCGGGCATTGTTCCTGCAACAATCTATTCTGGTTATAAATTATTTAAGAATGATAAAAAGAATTAGGAATAATTGTTTTAAAATGATCTGACTTCTTCTGAATGTATGCTAGTACTTCAGAAGAATCTAGTGTTTTAATAAGTTTAATAAAACCCTCCATTTTACGAAGAAATGGATTTAATGGTCCTGCATTTGGATGCCATAAATGTATAAAAGGTATTCTAGGATTTTCTGCAGTTTCAATTGTAGTCATACATTCAAGCTTAGTCCAAAAAAGCTGATCCTCAGGTGCATATCCCCAAAAAATATGAGGATCGTATCCACCCACTTTTATATATAGATCACTTTTTACTAGGATACTGCTTCCCTTTCCACCATATCCATTGGGTGTACAGAATATAGTTTCATCAAAACCTGCATAAAATATAGACAGATCTGCTTGAAGTTTTTCACTAAATTCCTTGCTTGTTTGCCACACAAAGTGATCTGAATATGGCTGCAATGCCACTGAACCGCGATCAAGATAGGTTTTCACTTTAGTAAAGAACTGATCAGGAACAAGTAAGTCATTATCGTGCATCATATAATACTTACAAGGAGGACCATAAAGAAATCCAATATCAAAACATAGACTACGATTGAATTGCCCAAGAGGTGAGCCAAGCCCGCCAACTATTGGAATATGAATCCAACCAATACCTTCTGTTTTGGAATAGTCTTTGAATTCTGGTGTCTCGCTATGTTCTACAATTACAATCGCAATCTCTAGACTCGTTTTTGCTTTCTCTGTTTTCAATACCTTTACAGTTGTTTCAAGTAATGACCGGCGACCCTTACAAGGTATTACTAATAATATATCAAATGGTTTCTCTACTTCAAAAGGTTGTAGTATAACTTGTTCATCTTTGTTATTTATTATAGTATAGAGGATATCTAATTGCTCTATGTCAACTGAAAAATCCATTTATATTTCATTGTAGATAAGTATTTAGACTAGCAATTCTAAGATTTGAATGCACTCATTTGTAGCTTATCAAATGTCCTTATGTACTGCATAGACTTTGCTTGAATATAAGGTTCAACTTCTGAAGTAGTCTGCTGTTTAATATATAAATTTAACATATCCATTTCAGGAAGCAAAGGATTCTTGGTTGCAGCATTTGGATGCCATAAATGGATCAAGGGGATGCGCGGAGAATCCGCATAATCAACTGAAGCGATTGATTCTACTTTTAACCAAAAGAGTTGATCTTCAGGAGCATATCCCCAAAAGATTTGGGGGTCGTAGCCGCCCACATTTGTAAAGAGGTCAGACTTAAGAATAAAACTGCCCCCTTTCGCACCAGGCTGATTTCGAGTACATACATTCTGTTCATCCACGCCAGTATAAAAAATAGATAGATCGGCCTGTAGCTTTTCACTAAATTCATGATTCGTTTGCCAGACAAAACGATCTGAATATGGCTGAAGAGCAATGGTTCCACGATTAAAATATACATTCACTTTATTGAAAAAATTATCAGGAATAAGCAAATCACTATCGTGCATCATATAATACTTACAAGGAGGACCATACAGATAACCGATATCAAAACAGAGGCCACGATTGAATTGTCCAAGAGGAGATCCTACGCCACCAGTCATAGGAATATGAATCCATCCGAGACCTTCAGTGAATGCATACTCTTTGAACTCAATACTGTCCGTATGTTCAACCAAGGTTATTGCAACACGCTGATCCGTTTTTGCTATCTCGTGCTTCAATACTTTTATTGTTGTCTCAAGCAACGGCCTACGTCCCTTACAAGGAATCACAATTGAAATATCATAAGGCTCTTTTGACTGTATTGCTTTGAATGCAGGACGCCGGCGATTTTGATTATCAATCGATGTCTGTTCATTATAATCTATTTTACAATCATTCATCGGATTTTCATTATTATAAATCATCAGCACTTCATGAATACACTGAATTCGTTTTGATCCTGCCATTTCAGCAAGAGGAATATTGAAGATTTGATCAGCTGTAAACATCGTCTGTTTACCATTGAATATATTCAGATCTTTTGGCAGCTTATTCCACAAAAAGGCCTTTGCAGTAAAAAGATGACTAAAAATCCAACTGCACTCACGAAATCCACGACCCGCCTTTTCAGATGCAAAGTGTGCTTCTGATAGTGGAACTGTACAGCATCCAGCCTGTCCGCTAGACTGGAGATACGATCCGTAAGTGACCCAGCAATTTGTATTCTGGTAGCGTTCTACAACTGTCTGAAGAGAATATGGAGACGCAAGCCAATCGTCGCCATCTAGAACGCAAATTATATCTTCAGGATCACACCGTGCTGTATCTAAACAGCGAAATAGATTTACACCCTTGCCTACACGCTCCTTATTTCGTACGATCACTAACCTAGTAGGCTCCTTCTTTTGCCACTCATCTAAAAATTCAGTAGTATA